ACTCCTCAAAGTGTTATGGATATCGTAGCAGGTATATCTACGAATGGATGTGTAAGAGATGTATGTGCTGGTATAGGCGGTCTTTCGTTAGCTAAATATAAGAATAATCCAGATGTAGTATTACAGCTTGAGGAATATTCTAAAAATGCGATATGTTTTTTACTTTTTAATTTTGGTGATGAACGGAGTGCCTGCTGTTGTAATAGAACGAAATGTACTAACTCAAGAAAATAATAGCGAAATATAAGGTGGAGATTAGTAATAAAGCGCCACAGATTTATCAAAGAAGTATGTATAGATGAAGGTACATATTAAGGCTGATACAATTATTAGTAATCCTCCAGTATAGTCTATCGTTGGGTGCCTGTTAATGATGAACGTTTTAATGGGTATAAATTAGCGCCAAAAAGTAAAGCAGATTATGCTTTTATCTTAGATGGTATTTATTCTCTTAAAAATAACGGGACAGCAGTATTCATATTACAGCATGGTGTCTTATTTCGCGGACAAGCAGAAGGTGATATTCGTCAAAATTTGATTAAAAACAATTTGCTTGATGCGGTTATAGGATTACCATCTAATTTATTTACCAATACAGGGATACCTGTATGTATACTTGTATTTAAGAAAAATAGGGTAGATAACGATATATTATTTATCGATGCTCAAAAAGATTTCGTTAAGGATAAAAGCAAAAATATAATGACATCAGAACAGGTGTTAAAAGTTATTAATGCTTATAACAATCGTTCTGATATTGACAAGTATTCAAGGAAAGTTAGTATTTCTGAAATAGAAGAAAACGATTACAACTTGAATATACCTAGATATATTGATAGTTTTGAGCCTGAAGAAATACCAGATGCAGTACAGCTTGCTAAAGAACTTAACGAAATTAATAGAGAAAGTCGTACTTTGGGCTTAGAAATTGCAGAGATGTTAAAGCAATTAGTTTGTACGGATCCTGATGCAAAGAAAGAGCATGATGAATTTGTAAAAGAATTTACAGAGTTTTTGATATCTTCTGAAAGTGCTTGCACAATCGAGGAACAAGAAGCTGTGATAAAAAAAATTAGAGGATGTTAAGAAGTATTTACTTCAAAAGATGTTTGTGTAATGTTAAGAAATTACAAGAAATTTAAAATTACGGAAGTTGCTGATATACTGGGACGTCCTAAGAAGAATCAAATGTATCCAGAAGGTTGTATTTGCTTGCAAGTATCTGCAAGTAAAGGGGAGTTATTATATTTAGATACATCACAACAAGTAGATGCAAAATATGTGGTGATTCAACCAAGAAATGTAATTCCCTTTTATTTATATTTGATAATAGAAAAGGCAATGCCTGAATTCCTATATAAATATAGACAAGGACTAAATATATCAGCAAATGACATAAAACATATGGAGGTAGTGTGCCATACGGATGTCGAAACTCAGGCATTAATAGCTATGATGTTTACATCTATAAATGGTACAAGGTTAAGCGTACAAATGGGTGCGCTTTTTTAATGCAAAAAAAGGAGGTGATAGCATGAAAACGGCAAAAGAATTGTGGCAATATGTCTCTAAAATGGGTCTAAAACCACTACCAAAAACCAGTGTTAGCCAATGGGCTGATGATTATCGCATGCTATCACAAGGCCTTTCAGCGGAACCAGGACGATGGAAAACGAGTAGAGCGCCATATCAAAAGGATATTATGGATGCTTTCACGCAACCTGGTATCAATCGGGTAGTGGTTAAGAGCGCGTCACAGGTCGGGAAGTCGGACATAATGAATAATGTCCTAGGGCGATACGCTCATCTTGACCCATGTGCAGTCATGATGATTCAACCAACTATCGAATTAGCTCAAGACTATTCTAAGTCTCGTATATCTCCAATGATCCGCGATACGAAAGTACTATCACAAGTATTCTACGAAACAAAATCAGAAGACGGTGCAAAGACACGAGACGGCAAGAACACAATCTTATCTAAACTCTTCCCTGGTGGTCGTCTTATCATGTGCGGTGCGAACAGTCCGGCAGGATTGGCATCACGTCCTGTACGTGTGTTACTAGCGGACGAAGTAGACCGCTTCCCAGATAGTGCCGGCACAGAAGGTGACCCAGTAGACCTTGCTGCTAAACGTATGACAACATTTTGGAATAGGGTAATGGGGTTATTCTCCACACCAACAAATGAAGGTAGTTCACGAATTGATGTAGAGTATCAAACTGGTACGCAAGAAGAATGGCAACATAAGTGCCCTAATTGCGGTGAGTATCATTTAATACGACATACTGAAATGGAATGTGAGACAGAGGAACATAAGGACGCTAAAGGGCGGAAGATTGTCATAGTTAGCGATGTGAAATGGAGATGCCCTGATTGCGGATCTACATTCTCTGAAGATGAAATGCGAAAAGTCCCTCAAAAGTACATATCGAAAAACCCTGCTGCGTTGCATAATGGCATACGCAGTTTTTTTGTAAATGGGTTCACTTCACCTTGGCTAACCTGGAATGACATCATGAGGGAATGGTTGGAGGCTAAAGGCGACCCTACACGTGAAAAGGTAGTTATGAATACGCGTTTTGGTGAATCATATGCACAACAAGGCGCCTTTGAAGACTATCAACAATTCATTAGGCGCCGTGAGAAGTACGGGGCAGACCTTCCGGACGGTGTATTACTGCTAACTGGTGCCGTCGATACACAAGACAATCGGTTAGAATATGAAATCACCGGTTGGGGATATGGCGAAGAATGTTGGGGAATCTGTAAGGGCGTTATCCTTGGGGAACCTGACAATAAAGCAACATGGGATGCACTTGATGCGGTGCTTGATAAGGTCTACCGCTTTAAGAATGGTACAGGCCTTAAAGTAGCTCGTGCTTTCATTGACTCCGGTGGTCACTACACATCAAAAGTGTATGAATATTGCGAAAAGAATTTTTAGCAAGCAACGATTTGCCATCAAAGGTACGGCCGGAACACCTGGCATACCTTTAAATTATAAAATTGGTAAAGCTTCAGGGAGCAAGATTCCGCTTGTCATGCTAGGTGTAGACGATGGAAAACAACAGGTAATGAACCGATTGGCCATCGATGAACCTGGTGCTAAGTACTTTCATTTTCCGTTGGATGAAGAATTCCTAGGAACTAGAGGGTATGACGAGCTGTATTTCAAAGGGATCATTTCAGAACATAAGAAAAAAGTAAAACGTAAGGGCGTTATCCATGAAATATGGGAACCTACGGCAGGGGTTCGTAATGAACCATTGGACTTACGTGTATATAACCTAGCCTGTATGAATTCTATCCATCCTGATTGGGATAGATTGGCGGAAGTAGTCAAAGGTGGGGGCCATTCCACTACAACAGTAACTACTCCACGAAAGAAACCAATGCGGAAACGTGTTCGCAGAGCTAGTAAAGCAGCAGATATTTAGGAGGATGTATGGCAACAAGTTATTCAAGTAAGCCAAGGCTCATTGATGTACGGTTAGAGTGGTATGTCAAAGCTGAGGAAGCAATATTGACTGGCCAAAGCTATACAATCGGAAATCGGACTCTTACAAGGGCAAATTTAGCAGAAGTAAGGAAAATGATTGATGATTTAGTGGCAAGAGGCGCCAAATTACCTGGTATGGATACCGATAATGGGCGTGGAAATCGGTCAAAACGGGTAGTTTTTAGGGATTAGGAGAGCAAAATGGCGAGAAAAAACAAGAAATTTAGCGCTAAAATAGGCACTCCGAGGGCTAAAAATAGCGGATATAGTGAGGGTGGAGCATCTCATAATAACAAGTCATTGAAGGGATATAACCCTAGAAAACTGGGTTATAAGGCTGATATTGGTGCAAATCTGTCAACTTTGCGTGATAGATCCGCAGATTTAGCCATCAATACGCCAGTCGGAACGGCTGCAATTAATACAAGCACCACTCATACAGTTGGCGCAGGCCTCAATGTGTTCCCTAGGCCTAAGTTTCAAATCTTAGGAATTAGCGCAGAGGAAGCTAGAGCATGGGCTCGTAAGGTTCGCGCTGAGTTTGACTTGTGGGCCGAGTCAAAAGACTGTGATATCTACCGCAAGAACAATTTATATGACATGCAAAGCATTGCATATCAAGGATATCTTACAGATGGTGATAGTTTCGCCGTGTTTAGGCGCAAGCCAACAACACCAGATATGCCGTATACGTTGCGCCTTCAGTTGATTGAAGGTAATCGAGTAAGTAATCCGCTTACTGATTCTACATATGTTACAGGTGACCCAACTGGTGTTGAAGCGCTTAATCCAGATACTGGGAACCGCATATTGAATGGCGTAGAAATTGATACTGATGGCGCTATTGTAGCCTACTGGGTATCCAATCAAGTGCTCGGCGAACCAATTACAAGTATGTTAACAACATGGGCAAGGGTCGAAGCATATGGCAAGCGTACAAGTATTCCTAATGTACTGCAAATTAGTAACGATACTAGACCTGAGCAGTACAGAGGGGTCCCTTATTTAGCTCCAGTCATTGAAACATTGAAGCAAGTGTATCGATACACAAACGCAGAACTTACCTCTGCCATTATTAAATCATACTTCGCATTATTCTTTACGGAAGCCGTGACTAACTCCGGTTCGTTAAATGATATGTTGGCCGACAATGGTGTTGATGATCCGACGGAACCAGTAGTCGATGTATCAGAATACAATTTAGGGCCTGGTACATTAAATGCCTTACCGAAAGGTGTGGATGTAAAGAGTGTGGATGCTTCTAACGCTCAATCTACTTTTGAAGTATTTAGTATGCAACTCATCAAACAAGTAGGTGCTGCACTCAATCAGCCTTACGAAGTACTAATGAAGAACTTCAACTCCTCGTATTCTGCAAGCCGTGCAGCAATGCTACAGGCTTGGGAAGAATATAAACTACGGCGCAAGTGGTTTGCTCGTGATTTCTGTCAACCAATCTATGAAGTGTGGTTAATGGAAGCCGTAGCGAATGG